CACCATTGGTGAACTCCGAAATCTTAAGGAAGTCCCTAAGATGCTAGGATCCATCATGGCACGTTCAGAAACTCTCCGGGATATCTTTCGAAATTCCGGTTCTGAGTATCTCAACGTTCAGTTTGGCTGGGCCCCTCTCGTAAGAGATGTAATAGGCCTTGCACAAATTGTCTCAAATTCGCGCGCTTTGCTAGAGCAGCACGAAAGAGAGATAGACCGCTTGGTTCGTCGCCGTTACCAGTTTGACACACAGGTTAACACTGAAGAGAAGCTTAGCAAAACTATCTCTTCGCAAGCCTACGAATTGCGTTCGACTTCCGTTGGGAGTCAGACGCAACTAGTGAGCACGCGAGCTAGTGTTAACGCACCTGTCGAGATCACCAGTACAGTAGTCAAAAGCTACTTTAGTGGAGCTTTCCGGATTTACGACCCGGAACTTCACTTCCTGGAAAAACGACTCGCTGAATTCGAGAACAACGCGAATACCTTGTTGGGTACTCGTCTCGATCCAGAGGTTCTTTGGAACCTACAGCCGTGGACCTGGCTTTTCGATTGGGTCTTTAACTTCGGTGATATATTGGGAAATATATCGGCCTTTTCGGACGGCATTGTGATGCAATACGGTTACCTAATGAGAGAAGAAAACATCCGTAAGGATATCCGCTTCTCTTCTGGGGTCTGGAGCAGAACAGGTACTAGTACCTGGGTTCGCTCTACTGACCCTTTGGAGGTAACACTTACTACGCTTCGCAAGAGGCGCGTAAAGGCGTCACCCTTCGGGTTCGGCCTTGATCCTGAGACTTTTACAGAAAGTCAATGGGCCATTCTCCTCGCTCTTGGTATGTCCAAGGGCCTCAAGTAGATTCTCCACAAGAGGATCATTCACTGTAAGGAATGATGCCAGATGGCACTCGCAGATCCGATTGCAATCACCGTGAACAGCGTTGCTGTGTCGCTCCCTAAGACGGGGACGACCGAGCACGGTGGTGCATACACCAAGGACGACGGCACGATCGTCGTTCGCGTCAATCATATTCCAGCGAAGAACTCGCAGGGACTGACGAAGCGAACGCTCGAACTTGCTGTGACGAAGACCTCTGCCGATCCGCTCAACGCGAGCGTGAACGTGCAGAAGACCTTCCGCTTCTTCCTGAACGCTCAGGAGCCCGCTGTGGGCTTCTCGATCGCTGAGAAGAAGGACATTGCTCAGGCTCTTATGACCTGGGTCAATGCCACGTCCGGTGCTAACCTCGTGAAGTGGCTCGGAGGGGAGAGCTAACAACTCTCTTCCCTGACCACTTCCTCGAAAAGGATCTGACTACGCACATCTGGCTATGGACTATCTTACCGAAAGGAAGATATGAAAAGCCTGATGTTGTTCCTACAGAAGATGCTGGCTGACGCTAGCATCAGATGTCACACAAGCACCCTACTTGATTTTGAAACAATCAAGTTTCGGTACAAGCACGAAGGTATGTCGTTTCTGACGATTACCTTACCTACATTCGCTGATTCCCTTCACAGGGCGTTAGCAAATGGTCAGGTAGATCCCTCCTTGTTTGTCGGTTTCGACAAACGAGGTCAACTCCCCACTTTACTGGGTGGGCTGTTGGATCAAGTGTTTGACCGTTGGAGTGGGCGTTTGCTCGACTCGCCCTCAATTGCGGCGATCCAGACCATACGCCAGGTAACAATGGCGTTTGGTAAGATCAAATTGGAGTGTTCTGATGAACGAATCCAGGCCGCGATTTCGGCGTACGTCGAGTGTGAGCGTGACGTCCGCGCTGGTGATCGCGCTCGTAGCCATGATGATCTCATGGACTACAGGCGTCTGGCTCATCTCCTCTGGAGGAGCCTCAATTCCCGTCTCGATCGAAGGATCTACAACGGAGAGTTGATCCCAGCTCATGGTCCCGGGGCGACTGCTGATCGTAAGAAAGGCAATCGCAAGTGGATATTCAACGAATATCCAACCCGATTGGACGAGGTATTTCCCTATGTGGAATATGCCTGTCCTTCGTGGTCCTATTGGTGGACTACGAACCATGTGGACTTCCGCGAACCAGGCAGTGAACGGCCCGTAAGGGTGATTCACGTGCCTAAGACGCTGAAGACACCCCGCATTATCGCTGTGGAGCCGAGCTACATGATGTACATGCAGCAGGCTATTCTAGCGGAAATGAAG